TAGAAAAGAGAATGCCGTCTACAAATCCCAGCTGCAATGCTTTTTCTGCATTCATCCACGTTTCTTCATCCATCAGCTTTGCGATCTTATTGCGGCTGAGATGCGATTTTTCTGCATAAGCATTGATAATGGATTCCTTGACTTCATCCAGAAGTGCGATTGCTTTCTCCATATCTGCCTTGTTGCCCATGGCACAGGTCATCGGATTGTGGCACATCAGCATTCCGGTCGGTGAAATCAAGGTTTCTTCTCCAGCCATCGCCACCACAGAAGCCGCAGAAGCGGCAATGCCGTCAATCTTGACCGTAACCTTGCCCGGATGGTTTCGGAGCATGGTATAGATCTGACTGGCAGCAAACACATCGCCGCCCGGCGAGTTGATAAAGACGGTCACATCACCGCTGTGTTTTTGCAGTTCCGAGCGAAACATAGCAGGGGTGATGTCATTTTCAAACCATGTACTCTCCGCAATCGCACCGTACAAATACATCTCCGATGCACCGGTTTCTTCGTTGCGTACCCAGTTCCAGAAACGATTATTCTTCATGGGTCGTTTCCTCCTTTTCATTTTTCTTTGCAAATGCACCTGCATCAGCAAGTTTGGTGAAGCTGCCGTTTACGAGGTACAGATTGCCGCCCAGTTCTTCCGGCACCAGATTCATATCCTCCAGTTCCCGAATGTCATTGGTGGACATCCAGCCGTTCTGTCTTGCGGTAGCATAGCCCTGCATTCTGGAAGCATAGTCACCACGCAAAAGCCCCTCTACATTGAATTTGATGAAATACTTGCCTTTCTCTGAATCAGAAAGCAGATCTTTCATCATACCTTGCTCCCAGCGAACGATCCACGGGTCGAGACTGTATTTCACGAAATCCAATGATAGATGTTCCACGTTACTGAATGTGGCATGGTCAAGATCGCCGATCATATGAAGCGGCACTCGATACAGCCGGGCAATTTCCTCGACCTGAAACTTTCTGGTTTCCAGAAACTGTGCTTCATTGTTGGGGATGGAAATAGGCGTGTATTTCATGCCCTCTTCCAAAATTGCGGTATGATGCGAGTTGGAACCACCATAGGCACGCTGCCAAGCATCCCGCACACGCTCTGGATTTTTGATGACTCCCGGATGTTCCAACACACCGGATGGACTGGCACCGTTGGCGAAAAAGGTAGAACCATAGTCTTCACAGGCAAGAGAAATGCCGATTGCATTCTTTGCAAGAGCAATCGGTGAATATCCCACCAATCCATCGTATCCAAGTCCCGGAATATGCAGCACGTCTTCTGCCTGCAGGACAATATCGCCCTGCTGCTTCAGGTTTGGATTGGCTTCATCGTAGCGGCTGTAGATGTAGACCAGACGATTTCGCTGGTCACGGTCTACTCTGACCTTATCCGGCATCAGCGGATACAGCCCCAATACATCTCCACGACCGTTTCGGATAATTTGTGCATAGGCATTGCCGTAAATCAGCAGATGGGACATCAGGGTTTCTCGGAACACGAAGGATGTCATTTCGGGATTCGGCTGATCATGCAGTAAAAAATAGAGCGGATGCCGTGGCACTCGCTCTTTTCCATTTTCGGTATATTGGTAAACGTGTAATGGCAGCTGGGCAATCGCTTCTGACAGAACTCGCACACAGGCATACACCACCGTGTGCTGCATGGCGGTACGGTCATTGACTCGTTTACCACTGTTGGAACGTCCGAAGAAGTAACTGTAGCTGGGGCTGTCGTAGCTGTTTTTCGGGTGATCTCGTCCCCGAAAAAATCCTCTCAAAATACGCATAATTCCTCACTCCTTACAAAATCAACATATCTCTTTCGTCATAAACACTTGTTCCATCCCCAGTACATCCACAGCGAATTGCACGGTCAAGAGCCATAATCATGGCAACCGCACCGTCAATCTTCTCTGTGGATTTTTCTTTATCTGGCTTGATGTTTCCAGCAGGATCTCGCTTGATGAAGATGTTGTCCATCATCCAACGAAGAACCGGCTGACCACCATGTGCTATTTTTTTCTCCAATGTCAATTTCATTAGTTCTTTTGTTGGCGGTGACATATCCTTATATCCCTGCCCAAACTGTACTAAAGTAAATCCCAAATCTTCTAAGTTTTGCGACATCTGCACCGCACCCCAACGGTCAAAAGCAATTTCTTTGATATGGAATTTCTTCCCCAATTCTTCGATGAAGTTTTCGATAAAACCATAGTGAACCACATTTCCCTCAGTAGTTTTCAGGTAGCCTTGCCGTTCCCACACATCATATGGGACATGATCACGTCTTACTCTAAGTGGCAGTGTTTCTTCAGGGAGCCAGAAGTAAGGCAAAACAGAATATATCTCATCATCCTCAGTAGGTGGAAAGACAAGGACAAAAGCCGTAATATCTGTGGTACTGGAAAGGTCAAGTCCACCATAGCAAATTCTTCCACGAAGAAATTCTGGAATTACAGGAGCATTACAAGCATCCCATTTCTCCATTGGCATCCATCGAACAGACTGTTTTACCCACTGATTCAAACGTAGTTGTCGGAATGCATTCTCTTCACCTGGATTTTGTCTAGCAGAATTGCAAGCAGCTTCAACCTTATCCATTCCTACAGTAATGCCAAGAGAGGGATTTGCTTTTTTCCAGACTTCTGGAGAAGTCCAGTCTTCAGATTCATCTGCACCGTAAATCACAGGATAGAATGTTGGATCGATTTTTCTGCCCTCCAAAATATCTTTTGCCTTTTGATGTGTTTCATAACAAATAGAATGCGTATCCGTCCCAGCTGTAGTAATGAGAAAATACAAAGGCTGCATTCTCGCATCACCGGAGCCTTTGGTCATGACATCGAATAGCTTTCTGTTGGGTTGGGTATGCAGTTCATCGAACACCACTCCGTGGATATTGAAACCATGCTTAGAATATGCTTCTGCAGATAGTACCTGATAGAAACTATTGGTTGGAATGTATATGATACGCTTTTGTGAGGTCAGGATTTTTACTCTTTTGGAAAGAGCAGGACACATCCGCACCATATCCGCCGCTACATCAAATACAATGGCAGCCTGTTGACGGTCAGCAGCACATCCGTACACTTCAGCACGTTCTTCATCGTCACCGCAAGTTAGGAGCAACGCAACAGCAGCAGCGAGTTCTGATTTGCCTTGCTTTTTCGGAATTTCTACGTAAGCCGTATTAAACTGACGATAGCCATTCGGTTTCAGCACACCAAATACATCTCGTATAATCCGTTCTTGCCAATCAATCAGTTCAAACTTTTTTCCTGCCCATGTGCCTTTTGTATGACATAGGCATTCAATAAAATTCACAGCATAATCTGCCGATTTTTTATTATAATGCGAATCTTCCGCCATAAATTTTGTAGGTCTATAGCCTTTCAGTTTTCGCATTCTCTCACCTCACAACAAAAAAGACCTGCCGAAGCAAGTCTTTGAAAATCATGGTTATGGCGTGCAGATGTGACCTGTTTGCCATGTTTGGTACGACCGCCAGAGCCTTTCGGCTCCGGCTTGTGGGATTCAATTTTGGAAAAATCAGTTGTACTGTTTCAGCAAGATCGCCAGTGCAGTTTCGGTTTCCGCATCCTCCAGCGGAATATCCATGCCCCGATCGAAATTGAACACCGTTTTGCCATTCCGCCGCAGGGAGATTTTCGAGGCTCTTCCTTCCTCATATCCAAAAGTGGAAGGCTCCTCGTAATGTTTCACCCAGTAGTGAAAAATGCTTTTTCCTACCTGAATTGTTCCTTCTGTCCACATTGTTTTTTCCTCCAGTTTTCGTTGTTTTTGCCTCTTGGCATGATGTATATTACCATAAACCAAAGGAGAAGTCAACGAAATTTCCGGCATATTCTGCACAAAGAGGAAGGCAGAAAATTGTGTATGATACCAACCAAAAAAGCAAGCCCCACGTTGCCCTGTGTGGGGCGTTTGTGAGAAAGGGAAAACCACTCGGAGGAAACAAAACTACGCCGGACAAGGGCAACACAGCGGCTGTACGAGCCGCAGCCCCTTTCGGGGCTTTTGTCTTGGGTTGTGGGTTTTGGATTACCGTCCGGTCTGGCACTCCCATTCAAATTCACAGGCTGCCTCATACTCCTCATCGAAAAGGGCATCGTCATCGATTTCCTTTTCCGTAAAGTCGATGCTGTCGATTTTCTCAAAGGTCGTTCCGTTTGCCTCGGCATCTGCCTTTGCAAGGCTTTCTGCGTTTTCCTCAACCCATGCGGTGAATCCCTCGTTGTCCATCCTGCCCTCATTTTCAATCTCCAGTTCGTATTCGTAGTCCGCATCGAACCAGGTGATGACCGCCTTTGTGATTTCGGTTCTTTCGTTCCAGTCCGTTCTGTTTGCCATTGCTCTTGCCTTTGCGATTCCGTATGCTACCATTGTGTTTTTCCTCCGTTTTTTTGGTTGTTGTCTCGGCTGTCGCCTCGGTCGGTGCTTCTGCTTCGCAGAGGTGTCCACCGGATACCCGCACCCCTTTCGGTAACTGTATATTACCATACCTTTCGGCGTATAGCAAGTGGCTAAATGTACAGAACATAAGGCGATATTTTCGCTGTATATTTGGTGGATCTGACACTGGATAAACTTGCTTTTCT